CTCCATGATTGCGCGAGTTTGTCGATAGCGATTGACATTCGCGCCGCACTTACCGGCGCAAGACCGCGCCAAGGATTTTTGGGATTGTAGAACTTGAAAAACAATAGCTCATCAATCGGCAGCGTGTATGGCTCACCCATGCTATCGTCGATCATGTAGGCATCAATGCGGTAATAACGCGCCCCGCCGGGTGCGGCCTTGATATTGATCGTGTGGGGCTGACGCGGCCATATTTCAACGTATTGCTTTTTAGCCGATCTGACCAGCTCGAAGCCCGCTTCACCAGCAAGCAACATATCGACTGCCCACTGCCGCCAGATATCTGCTGATGTCATCGTGTCATTCGCCCGGCTATACAAATCGGCGAGCGGATGTTTATCCAGCGGCTGTCTGTCGCGCCAGACCTGTAACGGCAGCGGAGCGATGGCGTCAGCAATGTATTTCACCGCTTTGAATAGCCATACATACGATGCGTAATCGTTGATCGCTGACATGTAGCTGTAGCCGGATGGGATCGACGACACTGTGCCGGGACGAAATGAACCGAGATGTTCGCCGCGATCTGGGAACAGGTCAGACAGTGCACCCTTGCGCAACAGATTGAATGCCAGTGCGAAACGCTGCGGGATAGATAGTTTGTTCATGTTATTTGCCTCGTAAAAAACACCAGTAGCGCATCGCATCGACGCAATGGTTATTCGCATCGTCCGGCGTTTCATTGTCCTTACGTGTTGAATTCTTCGGATACTGGTAGCCGCTCATAATTTCTTTGATCAGGTTGCTGCATGATGCATTCACCTGTAACGTGCGGTATCCGTGGCCGCTGCGTATCAGGCTACGCACATGGTTGATACCTGCAACAATAGAATGTGTGCCGCCCCGCGCTGATATGTTGGCCTCGCGGAATTGGCGCATGAGCTTTACCGACTCGCTCCCGCCAATGGCAATTTCAGGCAGCGTGCAGCCATTCTCTATTAGCCATGTGGATGCGTCAGATAGGCTCATCATGGCCCAGCCGTCGGGCGTGTGTTTGTCAAACACACGCGCAATGAAGTCGAGTGTATGCCGCACCCCCACGCTGTCTAGTGTTTTGGTCTCGTATATCTCGCCGAACACGAGGACGCGTGTGCTTGTGCGCTGGATGAATAAGATCACGCGCGGATCGATATAGCCATCGTCAAAACCAACTTCATAGGGTAGCGCCGGATCGAACGTGTCATGTGTCACATTCTCATCGGTGAACTCATCGTATACAACCCCATCAGCACCAGCGTACCAGTCGCCACCCAACCACGCTTTGCGGCGGTGGGTGGGTTGTGTTTCGAGATCATGCCAATACTCAGCGCTTAAGTTTGGATTGTCTGAAGGCAACGCGGGCACGAATGCAAACTCATAACTAAGCGGCGCAAGTTCCTTAAATCCGTCGCCGTCGAATTTGCTCTCTATCCACAGTTGGCGCACCCAGTCTGCATAGCGCCCGTCCGGGTTGCTGGCCGCGCAAAACTGCGTTCTATCCGCCCCCGGCCAGCGCAGAGAGCCGCGCAACACATCAAACTTCTGCATTGGAATGCGCGTAAGCTCATCGATGCTCAGGCCTACGAACTCCGCGCCTTTATATTTGTTGGCATCGTCGAGGTTGCGCAGCGCCAACACGCCGCCGCCGTAATGCGCATGCAGGTAGAACCCAAGTCCCTGCATTCGTGTCTCTTTCAATTCGCCCAGCCACGCTGGGAACTCTCGCTGTATTTTGTTGATCTGTCTATCTTGCAACTCAGGATAGGTTTCACAGAACAACCCCCACACCGCGCCGGGCAAGCCCTTTGCGGCGAGTGTAATCAATTGACGAATGGGATACCAGCGCAACCAGTAGGATTTGCCGGGGCCGCGTGAACCGCCAAACAGCGTAAACCGACTGCGGTCAGCTGCTTCGCTTGCAATCCACTGCTTAGGCGTGAATTTGCACAGCTCGCTAAAACGCACGGTGTTGCGGGTTGGGGTTACGGCGGTAATCATTTGTCGATTTGGAGCATCACCATTGGCCCACCATCGGGGCCAGTGATTTCGCTTTTAACTGTCTCTCTATACATCTTCGGTCGATGCGCTTTCATCAGGAATATCAGCAGCGTGTCGCTGTATTTTGTGACCGTGCCAACCATCTCACCGCCTTGATACACCGGTTCTTCAACACCATCGCGGGCGCGTTTTACCGCCGCCGCCTCCAGCGTATCTACTGCATCCTCTATCGCCTCATCCCACTGCGCGGCGAATGCTGTGCTTGTATTGCGCCAGTTGTAGGCGGTCTTACGATCCACCCCTGCCGCCTGCGCTGATGCGCGAACGTTGGCCGTGTTGCGTAGTGCCGCGATGAACCGCTCACGAGATTGCCTTAGCTCGTTCCGGCCTTTTTTAGGTGTGGAATGTGTGGAGTCGGCTGGCATGGTTAGGGGATTAACTCCGGTTGTTTTGATGTAGCGGTAGACCAGCGCTCTAGGGCTACGGCGGTATAGCCTTCGCCGATCTCGATCACTCGCGCTTTACGTCCCTGCCGTTCGCACGCCATAAGCATCGTTCCACTTCCGCTGTATGCGTCGAAGGCAACGACGCCCTTGTCGCTGTTGTTTAGCAGCGCGTTCTCGTATAACTCTATGGGCTTCATCGTTGGATGTTCAGGCGATGCGCGAGGCTTATCTATCTCCCAAATGGATGTTTTGTGTGTGCCAAGCATTGGCCGCTTGTGGCGCTTGCCCCACGTTAGCAATATTGGCTCGTGTTGATAGTCGTAATCCAGTCGGCCCATGCTAAACGTCGGCTGATTCTTCTTCCAGATCAACACATGGCGCGTTGGCAATCCCGCATCAATCATCATCATCATCATCATGCTCAACTCGCCGCCCTGCGGAGCAGTTACAAATACAGTGCAATCATCGGCCATGACACTCTTTCGGATGTTGATAAAGGCCGGCAATAAGCGTTGTTTTAATTCTTCTGGCGATAGCGCATCATCCTCTACGTCTGTTAAATTCAGTCCAGCCTTCTGGACGGAATTTAACAGACGGTTTTTTGCGCCAATACTCACGCCGTAAGGCGGATCAGTGAATACGATAGATGCCTTCTCTCCCCCCATCACCCGCGCCACATTCTCTGCGTTCGTGCTGTCGCCGCATAAGAGCCGATGCTCACCCAAGCGCCACAACTGCCCCCGCGCCGTTCCCCATTTCACCTGCAACTCAGCGGCCCTGTCGATTTGTGGCTCAACATCCTCAACAGAAGCGCCACCGCTCCCGCCGTAGTCCAGCCCGTTGCTACTCGCCAACTCACTCAACATCGTCTGCAACGCCGCGTCACCTGTATTCACCTCACGCAACAGCGCGTCTAACTGCGCCTTATCTGCCGCTGCCATCGCGCTGATTGGGTCAAACGTCGCTAGGATTTTGGCCTCTTCTTCCTCACTCAGTTCAACCTCAATGTATGGCACTGGCGTTTCATCACCGAGTTTCAGCGCTTCCTCAATCCGAGCATGGCCATCAATCACACTGCCAGTCGTTTTGTTCACCAATACACCCGTCACCCAGCCAACCTCAGACAACACGCCGGTAAGCGCCTCGCGTTGTGCCTTGGGGTGAATGCGCCAGTTTTTTGTATTGGCGATGAACTCGCCCGCCGCACGTTCACCGCTATTGACGATGCGATTGCGCCAAACTTGTGTCTGTTGTTTCTTCATTACGCCACCACTTTCTTACATCGCCATAGGGTCAAGCACATTCACGTTAAACACCGGCTTGAATGGTGTTGCTCGTGAATTGCTAAACGTTACCTGAATCTGAAACGCGCCAACGACGGCGCTACTAAATGTCGGCAGGGTGATGATTGCCGCGTTGACCGTTGCAGACCCGGTTAGAACAGTCGATGTAACATCCGCCCCATTCGACAAATCGGTAGCAGTTACGCTAACGCTTGTCGGTGATCCACCGTAATTTGTTGTATCGAGTGTCCACTTTGGCCCCTCGCCAATCCAGACGTGCTGGGGCGATCCGATCACAATAAGATTTCTTGAATTCATATTCTCTCCAACAGCATTAGCTCTGCGCTGCGCCGTATCACAAGTTCCTCTATTTCACGTTCCGTTAACCGTGTCGCCGCATCTCTATCCATCAGCACCATTAGCGAATTGCGCATGAACAATGTCAGCATCGTTTCACGCGTTGGCAATGTCAACGTCATGTCCCGCTCATCCAGCGCAAACGCTACCGAGCGTATCTCTAATACGTGATCTATCTCGCGCACGTCTAGCGCCATCACTATGTCTCGTTGGCATAGCTCCGTTG